GCTCTTTACGAGCAAGGCCGCGTACATCACTGCGGCTCGTTCCCATTGCTCGAAGATCAACTGACTACATGGACAATCGACAGCGGCGAATCACCCGACCGTCTCGACGCGTTGGTATGGGGTTTGGCTGAATTGGGCTTGACCAAGTTCTCAGGCGGTGTTGAATATATCGAAGCGATGGCAACAGAGTGCGAGCAGTGTGGTGCGCTAAACCAGAAAGACGCCTTGCTTTGCGAAAAATGCAATGGAAAGTTGCCGCAGTCCGAACCCGAACCAGAGCCTGAGCCACCAGAAGAACTAAGCGTTGAGCCAACAACTTTTTCGCTAACAAGTGGCATAGCGGGAGTTGACGTTGGACACACGAACTATGATGCGAACAGGGCAGTTGTTGACGCCATTCGTCAGTTTGGGCCACAACGATGGACACCCTTTAATTCGCGACGATGAGAGGTAACTGATGGCTGAGCGTAATGGCATCTTTGGCAGACGACGCGAGCAGCGCGAGGCCGAAATTCAAATCGCTATCGATAAGGGCATTGCGGACGCAATAGAAAAAGCAATGTCGCCAGCAGTGGCGCAAGCAGGCATGATGAGCAGCGGCGCGACGTACCCAATATTCCAACGCAGTCAAGACTCGCCATTTAACCAAGTCGGCCCGGGTCAAGGATTCCAACCGCTGCCTCGTCCGCCCGGATTGTTCGACAGTGGATTCGGCCCTGCCAACCCGCTATTCCCAGACGCTATCGACCCGCTCCTGCCGAACGGGCGCACGATGGCGCGTCGCACCGAGTATCTCATCGCAGCGAACGTCAACCTCATTGATCGACGCGTGCCTTGGTCAGTGCTTCGTGGACTTGCCGAAGATGTTGACGTTATTCAGCGGTGCATTCAACTTGTGCAAGACGCACTTGTTGGCCTTGATTGGTCGTGGGGTTTCTCTCCAACAATCTTGCAACAAATCATGTTCGAAGAAGGAATTACCAACTCGGCAAAGGCTTCTGCGTTCGCGCGCGAAAAGTACGGCGATGAACTCATGCGCGTGCAGTCATTCTTTGACTACCCCGACAAGCGAATGGGTTTCACGTTCTCGCAATGGCTCACCGACATGATCTACTCGCACCTTGTGTACGACGGCATTGTCCTTGCGCCCGAGTACAACCTTGGTGGCGAACTTACTTCGCTGAGTACCATCGATACGAGCACGATCAAGATTCTGCTCGACAACCAAGGTTTCATTCCTCGACCACCCGCGCCTGCTTACCAACAGATTCTCTATGGCTTCCCGCGTGGGGAATTTCAAGCAGAGAATGTAGAACAAGATGGCAAAGTCCCTGACGCTTTCACGAGCGACCAGTTGGCGTACTACATCCGTCGCCCACGTCCGAACAACATCTACGGCTACAGCCAAGTCGAAGAGTGCATCAACATTGCCTCGATCTACATGGAGCGCCAAGCATGGCTACACGCTGAATACACCAACGGCGTAACGCCTCGAATGGTCGTCACCACTGACGGAGCAGAGCACTGGACTCCTGAACAGTTGTCGTACTACGAGCGCATCTATAACGATCAGTTCTCAGGCCAAACGCAGCGTCGTCATAATTTCATGCTTATGCGTCCCGGTATGAGGGCAGAGCAGTTGAAGTCCGTTGACGAGGCTTACAAGAATACGTATGACGAATGGCTGGTCATGCAAATCGCTGCCAAGTTCGGCGTTCCACAGGGACTCATGGGCATCAAAGGCCCATCCTCGCTTAGCGGATATCACGAAAAAGGACAACAAGATCAGACTGAGTCCTATGCAACGGACGCTTTGCGCAACTTCCTTATTGAGTGCATTAACGACATGGCGCGTCGCTTCCTTGGCATCGGTTCTGAGATAACGATCACGGCAACAGGTGGCGGCAACGACGCTGACGACTTGACGCGAGCGCAGGCTGACGAGATTGACATCAACACTGGTATCCGCACGCGTAATGAAATTCGTGCGGAGCGAGGCATTCCGCTTATGGACGAAGCCGAGGCAGATCAACTTGGAGTGACGGTTGGCACAGGTGTTACGTTCCTCGCTGGTACATTGGCAGCACAGCAAGCGCAACAAAGCGCGGGCTCAGCACCAGCAGGAGCACCCGGTGGAACCGCAGCAGCACAGTCAGGAGGAACTAGCGGAAATGCGCAAAACGCTAATGGACCTGCTGGACCTGAACCAACTGACGGAAGTGCTAACGCCAATGGTGCTACAAACGCTTCGGGAACAAGCAGCGACAGCAGCAGCGCAAAAGAACCGAAACCAAACGTCACGCCCAAAACCGACGACCGACAACCAGAAATTACAAAGGAAATCGCATCCTTCGAGCGCTTCGTCAAGGCCCGCGCTAAGGCTGGTTCATGGCGGGACTTCGAGTTCGAGCACCTCGCCACCTACAAAGCCGCAAGACTCAACGGATTCGGACGACAAAACGATTTCATAGCCATTCGTCATGAATTGGCGAAAGACGGCGGCGATGCAGGAGCGCTTATTGATTGGTACGAGCAAGGCGCAGACGGGCAAATTGATTGGGGCTCAGAGGGCGACTTCGACGCTTGCGTAGCCATCGCGGGCAAGTACATCGACAATCCTGAAGGGTTCTGCCAACTTCGCCACATAGGTGCGACTGGCGACCCAGCCGGTCAAGCAGAAGGCGAGAAGGCCCTGAAGGGCGAGTTCGATGACGTCATTAGCAATCGCGAAGGCGAGCCCACCGACCAAGATCTTTACGACAAAGTTGTTGAGTCTGCTAAGCGCAAGTTCGATGTCTACCCTTCTGCATACGCGAATGGTTGGGTTGTGCAGGAGTACAAGCGCCGCGGTGGTACGTATGCCAAGCCAGCAGCCAAGGCAAGCGCTAACTCGTTCACGCCACCTAAGGGCGTGCAAGAAGAGGCACAGCGAGCCGTCGAGTGGATCAAGGACGGCCACGCAGGAGACAACTTCACAGCAGTCGGCAGTGGTCGCGCGCACGACCTCGCAGCAGGACGTGCAGTCAGCCTCGACATCATCAAGCGCATGGCTTCATACCTTGCGCGACACGAGGTTGACAAGCAAGGCGCTGGTTGGAGCCCCGGCGAAGATGGCTACCCCAGCCCCGGTCGAGTCGCTTGGGCAGCATGGGGCGGCGATGCGGCAGTGTCGTGGACAAACGGCATCCTCGCGAGCGCTGAGAAAAGTTCAAGAGTGCTGAAAGACGGCGTAGCGTTTCTCTCGCCCGGCAACCAAATCTACATGTCAGAGCCTCTAAAGACTGGCGACAAAATCATCGTGCAGCACGGCGACAACACCAAAGATACTTTCCCTATCATCGACAGGTCGCAACCTACTTCTACAACACCAGAGCAAGACGACGGCAAAGATGTTGAAGAACAGATTGCCGAGATCGACGCAGATGAAGATCAAGTCGAGAAGATCGTCGCGAAGATGATCGGTCCTGAGTTGGAGCGCTTGCGCGAGACCTACGGTTTGCTTGAAGAGGTCAGGCGCGAACCTTAAGCCTTGGCCGCTGCGCGGTGGTGAGAAGCCATCGCACCATCACTTCACAGCGCCAACCACGTAGTCGCGATCGAACTTGATCACGACCTGATCACCTTCGACCTTGAGGTGCTTGAGAGTCTCACCAGCAGGCACGAGTTGATCGCCAAAGCGACGATACACGCGGCAATAGAAGCCCGTGCCCTTCTTCGCTTGTCGATCCAACTTGAAAGCATCGTACTGACCTTCAGCCCAAGCGCCGGTAACTGCGAACTCGACGCGCGCATCGAACTCTTGGATTTCGTAATTAAGGTCAACAGTCGTCATCTAACCTCAGTTCCCTCTTACCAAACTGCTTAGCGAGTTTTCTCGCCACCCCTGCGGCCATTTTCATTTCTGCCCGTATTTCCGGTTCACCCGCAGCGCAGTTGAAAGCAGGGTCACTGACTCTGCACGCATCGAACCACAGTTCCTCTAAAGCCTCATGGTCGAGTTCTACAGTTACTACTCTGACTCCTTTTTTCACGACACGATGTTTACCAACATCCCCAAGTCTTGTCGCATGGTCATACCAAAACTGGGCTGAAATTTGTACAGTGGCGGTAGTAAATGTCGGCTCTGTCACTTCAACTCCTTCCTGTCGAACTTCTCCCACAACTCCATTGTACCTATTATTTGACGCGCAGTCAAGTCAATCGAGAGCCCTTTGATTTATTGGCATCTGGGCATACTTGACGCAAGGTCTAAAAGCGCTTATAATGAAGTCATGAGGGAAGTTCGAGAGGGGGGAGTTGAAATGGCCGAGATTCAGAATCCGCACGTGCGCGAAGTTGCGATCGACGTTGAGATCGCGCGTGCGTACGAAGCGGTATGGCGCGCGCAAGAAAAGGAAGAGCAATTTGCGTATCGTCTTGCCGATGCAATCGCTTGCGCGGCTCACAACGCAGGTCAACGAGAGTTTGCGTATCCGGTTCCAGTTCGTCGTCGCGGTCGTCCGGTTCTTGTCGAGACTGACGCAGTGCTGGCTCACTGGGAGAACCTCGCTGACAAAGTTGACCTGAACAATTACGAATGGAAGCGTTTGCCCGAATACGTAAACAGGTTGGTCGAAGCGCGAGCAACCGTCGAAGCCGCAAGACTGGCGTTCGATTTGGCTGAGCAACAGTACGAAGGTTGGGCGCGGTTCTACTTGGTTCAGAACAACGGCGGCCACATCCACAAGGAACGCTGGTGCCAGACTTGCAACAAGCGCGGCAAGGCGACTCGGTTTGGCTGGCTACCTGAGTTGGCCGCGTTGACTGAGGCCGAAGCGGTCGCTGCTCATGGCGCTGTGCTTTGCACGGTTTGTTTCCCGACTGCGCCCGTCGAATGGACCGATGGGCGCAAGGTTGACGACGACCAGTGAAGCCAGTTTGACGCGCGGTCAAAAATTGTTTAGTATTGAGTTGTAAGGAAAACCAAGGAAGGGAAACAAGATGCACAAGATAAAAATATTTTTTGCGGAAGAGCAGCGGGTCGAGCGGTCCGGTGAAATAATTTGGGCGCCCGTCTTCTTTGACTGGTTGAAATTGCCAAGCCACGCTCCGGAACGGTTGCGCGAGGTGATTGACTTTGAGATTTCTGATCCAAGCGAGGATCGTCTTGAAATTGCGGAAACGGTTTACGCGATCACCAACTCTTACCCTCAGGAAATGCATTGCTCGGAAAAATACAGGGAAGTGGTCAAGGCTTACCGGGCCTTAGAACTTCGTTCACTGTCGGTTGGAGACGTGGTTGAAATTGACAAAGTTCGACTGATTGTTGCGGACTTTGGATTCAAGGAAATCCCGAGTGACGTCGAGGTGGCGGCATGACTAATCAAGGAGGGAATGGAATGGAAACAATGGAAGAACTATTCGGGGAGGTGATCTACGCCTACACACGAGCCCAAGCAATTGAAGACGGGTTTTTGGTAGACGTGACCGAGGACGCAAAGCAAGCAGGGTTCGTGTCCCCGGTCGCGCTGACTCGTGACGGAAAGCAAGTAGAGTTCGTGGTACCGGTCGCGCTGACTCGTGCCGCCTACGCTGAACTTGTTGAGTGGAACGACAACAACGCTGCGCTTCAAGATGAGGCTGGGCGTTTGTGGGACGTGTTGAACATAGCGTGGTGGTACGCCAGCGGCGGTAAGGGTCAGCGGCGACTGTGCGAAGTTCTGCGCGTGCCTAACACCCCGCGAGCAACTGTGCCGCGTAAGGCTCAGTTCGTTTTGCACTGCGGTCCCGGCGATCACGCCGAGCCCGTTTTGACGATCATGCTTCCCGGCGAAGACTAAGGAGAAAAAATGGAAAACGAAATCAAGGTTGGATCGTACGCGTTCGTCGAAGCGAGGGGCGAGCGCGTACTCGGTAAGGT